GCGCTCAAAAATCACTTTTGAAGATAGATTTTTACATAAATTTATTTTCTGTGTTCCAGTCGTAAGACTGTTCAAATATAGTTATCAAAAAATTTTATTACATATTATAAGGAGGACATTTTTTAAATGGCAGAGACAAAGAAAAAAGGAAGATTATTTGATTTACCTGAGACAAAGGGTGCATTCCAGTTAAAGGGAGTTGTATCTGGTATGGAAAAGGATACAGCATTTAAGGAGATTAAGACCAAGAGTGGCAAGCCTATGAGAATGCTTAACTTTGGTACAAGCTACCTTGATGGAGAGACATTATATGTTAATCTTCAGGGAATGGAGCAGGAGAATGTTTATTTCTCTAAGAGAGCTGAGAAGAAGGGCGAAAAGGCTGATACTGTAAAAGTACCTTGGGCTGATAGATTTTCTTATAACCGTGAAGGCTACCGTATGATTGGTAAGAATATTGGTGTAAAGAAGAAGGTTGATTCTGAGGGCAAGACAGTTAATGACAAGAAGGTTCTTACAGATTTTGATGCTTGCAAGGAAGTTAAGGAGAATCTGAAGGACGGTGCAAGTGTATTTGTTCGTGGAAATCTTGATTATAGCAGCTTTACAGATGACAAGGGTAATAAGAGAACATCTACAAAGCTTGTTCCAAATCAGATTTCACTTTGTTCAGAGGTCAACTTTGATGATGAGAAGTTTGAGAAGCAGAACGATTTTAACCAGGTAATTATTTTCATGGGTATCGAGCAGGAAAAGGATGATAACGATAAGCCAACAGGTAGATTTATTGTCCTTGCAAAGATTGTTACATACAGCAATATTGAGGATGTTCAGTTTATCATTGAGGATAAGGCTCTCGCTAATAAGTTTAATAAGTCACTTAAACCTTACAATGCAATTAAGGTAAGTGGACATATGGTTTCTTCTACTCAGACAGAGACAGTTACAACAGATGATGATGACAATTGGGGTGAAGAGGACAGTATGGATAAAGTATCTGCACCTACAAAGAGAGAGTTTATTATCACAGGAGCAAAGGGTTCTTCAATTGATAAGGAACTTTACACAGAGGAGAATGTAACAGAGGCTATTGCAAAGATTAAGAATGCAAATAAGGCAGAGGAGAGTTTTGGTTCTGACTCTAATGACGATTGGGGAAGTGCTGATGGTCTTGACGGATCAGACGAGGACGAGGCTTGGGATTAATCATTTAGCAACTAGAGAATAACTAAGCGGAACGTCAGAAATGACGTTCCAATAAATCAGATATTACAGAATTATGGAGGAATTAAAATTGAAGACAAGAGCAGCAAACAAAATTCAGACAAAATTAGTTACATTATTATATGGTGCAACATTCAGTGGAAAAACAACACTTGGTTTACAGCTTGCGGATTTTAAGAGAAATGATGGAAAGCCATTTAGAGTTGCAGTCGTAGATGCAGAGGGTGGCGGTGTAGATGATGCAGTAGATGAGTTAGAAGATAGAGGCATTGATACAAGAAATATTCATATCTTCTATACACAGAGTCTCCAGGAGCTTACTACAATTCTTGATAAAATTAAGAATCATGACACATTTTATGAGTTTGATGAGGATGGTAATGAGACAGACGAGCCTATCGTAGACGCTGATGGAGAAGAGTTTTTCCCAGATGCAATCCTTATTGATGGTACAACAATTTTTCGTTTAACAAGCGAACAGGGACTATTAGAGTTATCTAAAAAGAGAAATACAATCAAGGCAGATAAGGATGGTCTAGTTGGTGCTGAGAGATTTGTTAAGATTCAGGGAGCAGATCTTGAGTTTAAAGATTATAAGAAACTGAATTATTCTGGACAGAATCTTGTACTTGATTTAATGGCAATCGGTATTAATGTAGTCCTTACCGCAAGAGAGAAGGATGAGACAGTACAGAAGATGGATAAAAATGGTCAGCAGGTATCAGTTTCTACAGGAAGAAAAGTACATGATAGTTTCAAGGGACTTGATTATAATGTAAAGACTATTCTTCACATGTATCAGGATTCAGAAACAGGTCAGATTTGTGCAGAAGTTGTTAAGGATAGAACTAGAGTGCATAAAGCTGGTGATATTCTTGAAGATCCAACTCTTCTTGATTGGCAGACAGTTATTGATAAGAATGTTGATAAGAAGGAATTTGTCTTAAAGAACGACTTAGATAAGGCTGTGGAGACAGAGCAAGAGATGTATGAAAAAGAAGCTATGGAACTTCATAAGTCATTAAAGGGTGATTCAACAACTACAAGTGAAACTACTTCAGACGATGTAAACATTGAAGCCATCAAGAAAGAGATTATTGCTAAGAGAAATGCACTTCCACCTACAGAGAAGAAAGCAATGAAGGAAAAGCTTGAAGCAGCAGGACTTCCTACAGCATACAAGAATGTAACTGATGTTGAGACTCTTAATAAAGTATTAGCAATGTTTGATTAAATTTGGCTTATGTAAAGGTAGGATTATGGCAAGATACACAGGTAACAATAAAAATGGTGTTAAAAGAAAATGTGGTTGTTGCGGAGAAAACCTTTATATAAACAAGAATAATATTGACGATGCAATCTACTATGATAAAAAAACATATCATAGTAGTTGCTTTATCAATATATGTCAGAAGCGTATTGCTAATAAAAGGGCAGACGTATCAGCAAAATGGACTTGGGTATATGACCACATTGATTCTATAAAAAAAGATACATATTCGCATCTCGCAGTAGCGATAGAACAAAACGAGATATTTGAGTTTATTAAAGAAGCATATGATTTGACAATTATCCCTACTACCGTATGGCAGAAATTGGGTAACATTTACAATGGAACTTTTAAAGGGATGTCAGTAGGTATTCCACCTTCAGACTTACTTGATATGTGGCAAAGAAAAATAGATATGCTTAATGGTATTGCAAAGAAGAATGAAGTAAAAGGTATTCATATGCAGCCAGAACAACGACTTTCATATGATTTATCCATTCTGATTAATAAATATGACAGTTATTTAAGGTGGAAAGAAAAACAGAAAATACTAGAAGCCGAGAAAGAAACAGAAAAATCACAGAATATTGTCAGTCAATCAATTGGTTATACTAATGTGTCCAAAGATAGTAAAGTTGATACAGATGATATTTCAGACTTGGTGGATGATATTTTTGGATAGGAGATAATATTGGATAATGAACATGAATTAAAAGATTGTAACGTGCAAGCAGAAATTCTATTTGTTGGTTCTATAGCAAAGGATTTAGACTTGATTGTAAATTACAGTACATTTATGAGAAGTAAGTATGACTTCTCTGATCCTGCGACAAAATTCTTTTATGATAATCTTGAAACTTATTTTCTTACATTTTCACAAACATTAGATGAAACAAAAATGAATGTGTTTATGAGTCAGAATGAAGAACGACTTAAATTATATAAACAGTATAAAGGTTGGAAAACACTTCAAAGGTTTATGACATTGGCAGATGAAAATGATGTGAAAAATTATTTTGATACTGTTAAGAAATATTCATTAGTAAGAGAGTATGGAAGAAATGGGTTTCCAGTTGAGAAGATATTATCTCATAGGAACTTTGATAAAATGTCACCAAATGACATTTATAGAATTATCCGTACAAAAGCAGATAAGATAAATACAGTAATTAATGCTGGTGAAGAAGCTGTTGAGCTTACTGATAAAAACTCATCTCAAATCGACAAATATCTTGAAAAGCCAAATTTCGGCTTACCTTTCCCTTGGTATATGTATAACGAATTTTTTCTTGGTCTTAGAGAGACAAAAGTTCTCTTTGAAGGCTTCCTTTCTAATGAGGGTAAAACAAGAAAACTTGTACTTTTAGCAGCTTATGTGGCACTTGTACAAAATGAGAACTTTTTTCTTATGAGCAACGAGATGGATGAAGAAGATCTTCGTAGTTGTCTTATTACGACTGTTATTAATAATAAAGAGTTTCAAGAACTGCATGGCGTACATATTACAAAGCCTGAGAAAGAGATTGTATTAGGTGTTTATCATGATAAAAATGGTGACATTATCAGAAGAAAAATTGACGATAATGGTGTTTATCTTGAAAGCAATGAGGATTATATAAAGAGAATAAAAGATACGTCAGAGGAATATTGGAATGTAAAAAAAGTTACAGATTGGATTGATAGTAGTGATCATAAGGGCAAAGTTATGTTTAAAGATGTTGGAGATGATTATAGCCCTGAGAGAATTGAATTTGAATTGCGTAAGGCAAAGATGGTTCAGAATATTAAATATTATGGTTATGACACGTTAAAAGGTTATAACACTGATGATTGGTCACAGATTAAACAGTTTGCAACTAAATTGAAAGAATTAACAAAAGAACTTCGTATGAGTGGATATGCAGTATTCCAGTTAAGTGATGATACGGTGTTTACTGATATTTTTAGTTTGAGTAGTAATAACATTGCCAATGCAAAGCAGATAAAACATGTAGCTGATATTCTGAATATTGGTAAAAAGTTAAATAAGGAAGAATACCATAAATATCAAGTTGTTTTAGAATGTGATTCTTGGGGTGAGCCAGTGACGGAAGATTTGGATTTAAGTAAACAATATTTTTGTATCAAACCAGATAAAAACAGAGCAGGTAGTAAGGACAAGATTATGTTATTTGAGATTGATTTGAACTTAAATATTTGGAGAAATATAGGTTATATCATTAAAAAACCA